CGGGGACCAGCTCAGGGACCAGGCGCGCGCACTGATCTGGAAGCAGGTTTGGGGCGCGTGGGAATCATACTGGCTCGCGTATTACGACCTCGGCCTCGCCTTCTCCGGCGACACACCCCTCCGACCGCGGCTCAACGCCATGACCGCCGCCGCCCACACCTGCGGGGCATGGCTACCCATGCGAGGCGCCGTCATTGTCGGTGACCGACCCGACAACATCCGACGCGACAACACCGGCCGACTCCACTCCAACAACGGACCCGCCCTCACATACGCCGACGGCTACACACTCCACGCCTGGCACGGCACACGAGTGCCGGCATGGGTGATCGACGCCCCGACGATTGAGCAGATCGCTGTCGAACGGAACACCGAGATTCGTAGGTGTGCGATCGAATCGCTCGGCTGGCCCACCTACCTGGACCGGCTGGGGGTGTCTCCGGTGTCGGTTGAACCGGACCCCGGTAACCCTGGCCATGACCTCGCCCTCTATGACGTGCCTGATGCGCGCAGCCTGTTCGGTGGGGATGTGCGGCTGCTGGTGATGTCGAACGCGTCCCGTGACCGTGACGGTAGCCGCCGCATCTTTGCCGAAACCGTCCCCGCCTCCTGTGCTTCCGCTGTTGATGCGGCGGCATGGCAGTTCGGCGCCGATCCCACCACCTACCGCGCTCTAGAGCGCGCCACCTGACCCACAACCACGAAGGACCACCGACATGACTATGACTCTTTCTGCTGCTCTCGCCCGTCACAACCTGACCGTCGCTGACGAACTGTTGGCGTCCATTGAGGTGCCCGTTCTGTGTGGGCCGCAACGGCAGGGTGATGTGCTGATCTTGCCCCGCCCGAAGCTTGGCAAGGCTGAGCAGGCTGCGATGGTTGATGTGCCCGCCGCCGGGGTGAATGTGGTTCGGGGCGAGGCGACCGGGAATGCTCACATTTTGGACCGGGTGCAGGGTGTGGTCCGTTGGGCCGCCCACCACGGCTCTGCTGATGATCTGCTGCTCGGTGTCCTCGAAGTCGCGGATGGGTCGGTGGCTCATCTGATCCACACCGATGAGCACGGTTGTAACGCGGTCGGGCCGGGTGTGTACGTGTTGCGCGGCAAGCGTGAGCAGGCCGAAGAGATCAGGCGGGTGGCTGACTGATGGGCCGTCTGCTCAAGTTCGTTTCTCCGCGCCCGGCTGTCGTAGCGGCTGAGGCTGTGGGGCACGCGGTCGCCCCGGCCGCTCACACTGGGGCGACCAAAGCCGACTGGGCGTTGCCCGCCAACCGGATCGAGGCGCTCGCAGCGATCTACAGCGCACTCTTCCACGCAGGGTGGCGAGAGGACGAGGCCCGGAAGATCATGCAACTCGCCGACGAAGGCATGGCCGAACTCGTCGCCCAGGCCGCGCTCCACGTCCACACCAGCCGTCTCGAGCGTGCCATGCCCGGCATCACCCTGGCAGGTGCGTGATGGGGCATCTGATGTTGATCCGTGGCGGTCGTGGATTGACGCCGGCGGCGAGCAACCCGACGGGTGTGCAGTCCGAACTCGTGACGAACGTGCGTCGTCGCCCTCGTGACACCGGCCAGCAACCGGTCGTGCCCATGTACGACCGTGAGCAGGAACCGGCCCCGGAGACGGTGTTCGTGCCGCTCACCCCGCTCGAATGGTCCCTCATCCACCAGGCGCTCGCCGAGCGCGGGCAGGGGAACAGTCTGCGGGTCGGGTCACAGGCGCACGCCGACCTCGCCGCCAAGGTGCGCAGGATGGTCCGCTCACGGCTTGACCGTCCATCGACGCTTCCGGCGGATGATTGCCCGCCTGGTGGGTTGCCGAGGCCGGGCGCGTGATGTCGGACTGGACTGCTCTGGGGCATATTGAGGCGGGCGCGCCGACGCTCGCTTTGTGGCATGACCCGCATTTCGTGTACCGGATCATCGGCCCGGCCGGACTCACCTGCCCAGGTCTTGATGTGGCCCGTCATGGTGGGGTGTTGATTCGGCGGATGGCGTGGGCGTTGCCGATCCCGACACAGCATGTTCGTACCGCACCCCTGTCGACCGATGTCAGGCGGCTGCGATGACCGCCGAGTTTGTGCGTTGCACACACGGGATGGGTGTCATCGGACAGCCCTGCCCGTGGTGCCTACAGATCGTGACCGTTCTGCCCCCGCAGCCAGTCACCGCCGGACGGCCCCCCACGTCCGGCGTCATCGTGCCCGGAGTGTCCGCGACCAGCGATGGCGCGGGGGCAGAGGTGCCGGTTCCGCACTCCGGGCACCCCCAGCTGGTACCGGTGCCGGTACCTGGCACGGACACCTCGCCTGTCCGTCGCCCCACGGCCCTAACAGGCAGCCCGGCACCGGTACCACACCCCGCACACCAGGCCCGCACACACGACCCCGACACCGCCCACCGGGCCGCCTGGAACATCAACCAGCACGCCGACATCTACCGGGCGATCCTCACCGTCCTGTTCGAACACGGCCCCCAAACCGACTACGACCTGTCTGTCAAGGTGCCCGGTGTCCTCGCCCGTGGCTGCGACCGGATACCGGCACCGATGTTGCGCACGTCGGCCGGGAAACGGCGCCACGACCTGCAGCAGCTCGGTTATGTCACCGATTCGGGTTTCAGGGGTCGTACTGATACGGGGGCGAAGGCGATCCGTTGGGGTTTGACCGCGGCCGGTCGCACCGTTCTGGAGGGTGCCGCATGAGCCTCATGCAGGACGCGCTCCGCGCCATGTTCGTGCGCGCCGCTAGCGACTTGAACGCAGGCACCCTCAATGAGGGGTGGCCTGCGAGGCCTGACGAGTTGCGTGCCGCCGCCGCCCTCGACACGTCGTGGCTGTTGATGGCGCACGCCTGCGACGGCTGGCCCAGCCGTGACCCGATCAGTCATATGACCGTGTGGGAACCGTTGACGTGGATCGAACGCGAACGCGCCATCACTCTCATGATCGACCACCAGGCGGCACACCCCGACAACTACTCGAAAGACGACGACCAGTGACCCCCGTCGTTGCCGCCCTCAGGGAACGCACCCTCGCCGAATCACTGGCGTTACGCGTCCACGCCGGATGGAAACCCCGCGCCGGCTGGCTCAACAACGCCCGGTGTGCTGGCTTGAAGAACGCCGACCACATCCCCGACCTCTGCCCGTCCTGCCCCGTCCGGCTCGACTGCCTCGCCGCCACGATGCGCGCCGAACAACAACACTCGGCCGACTACATCGTCGGCCACGCCGCCCTCCCGGCCGCAGACCGGCGCCGCTGGCGACTCCCCTGGGAACAACCGATCAACCACGGCACCGAGAGCGGCTACAAGGCACACAGGAGGCGCAACGAAACCCCCTGCGCAGCCTGCAAGACCGCACACCAGCAGTACGAACGCCGCCGCAAAGCCGAACGAAAGACCACCGCAGCATGACCACCATCGACCTCGACGCCTACGACCGTTTCGTCCTCGACAAGGTCGAGTTCGACTCAGCGGTCGGGTTCCCCATCACCCCCGACGAAGTCTCACCCATCCTTCTCGGCCACCAGGCAGCGATCGTCACCTGGGCAGTCGCCGGCGGACGGCGCGCCATCTTCGCCAAGTTCGGCCTGGGCAAGACGATCATGCAACTCGAGACGCTCCGGCTCACCCTCGCCAAGTCCGGGCTTTCGCGTGCGCTGATCGTGTGCCCGCTCGGCGTGCGCGGCGAGTTCGCACGCGACGCCGACAAGCTCGGCACCCCCCTCACGTTCATCCGGCACACCGAACAAGTGGCCGGGCCTGGCATCTACATCACCAACTACGAATCGGTGCGCGACGGCCGCCTCGACCCCAACCTGTTCGACGCCGTGTCACTCGACGAAGCGAGCGTCCTGAGATCGTACGGGTCCAAGACCTACCAGTCGTTCCTCCAGATGTTCGGGGCGCTGCCGTACCGATTCGTCGCCACCGCCACACCCTCCCCGAACCGGTACAAGGAACTGATCCACTACGCCGGCTTCTTGGGTGTCATGGACACCGGGCAGGCCCTCACTCGCTGGTTCAAGCGCGACTCCACGTCGGCGGGCAACCTCCAGCTGCACCCGCACAAGGAAGCCGAGTTCTGGCTATGGTTGTCCACATGGGCTGCGTTCGTGCAACGCCCGTCCGACCTCGGGTTCTCCGACGAAGGCTACGAACAGCCAGACATGGAACTCCACCGGCACGAGGTGATCGTCGATCACGGAGACGGCAACCCGGTGGACCGCGATGGGCAGGCGCAGATGTTCCGCGGCGGGGAACTGTCGATGGTCGAAGCATCGAGGGAGAAGCGGCGCACCCTGCCGCTACGCCTGGCCGAGATGATGGCCATCATCGACGGCTACCGGCAGACCGGTGACCTCGATCAGATCGTCTTGTGGTGCGATTTGAACGACGAGCAGGCCGCGATCGAACACGCACTCACTGATGCCGGGATCTCGTTCAGTTCGGTGCATGGGTCGCTCGACCCCGACGAAGCGGAACGCCGACTGAACGAGTGGCGCAACCGAGAAACGGTCGCCCTGATCGGCAAGCCGGTGATGCTCGGCCAAGGCGTCAACCTCCAGCAGTGCAACAAGGCGATCTTCGTCGGCATCACGTTCAAGTTCAACGACCTGATCCAAGCCTGCCACCGGTTGCAGCGGTACGGGCAGACCCGCACCGTGCACACACACCTGATCCACGCCGACAGCGAACGCCACGTCCACACCGCCCTCATGACCAAGTGGGCACAACACGAGGAACTGACCGCCACCATGACCGCACTGATCGAAGAACACGGGTTGAACCACATCTCGCTCACCGAGGCGTTGCGCCGCGCTGTCGGCGTCGACCGGGTCGTCGCATCCGGCGAAGGATGGGAGTTCGTCCTGAACGATTCCGTCAAGGAAACCGCCCTCATGCCAGACGGGTCGGTCGACATGATCCTCTCCTCCATCCCGTTCGGCACCCAATACGAATACTCGGCCAACATGGCCGACTTCGGGCACACCGACAACAACGCCCATTTCTGGCAGCAGATGAACTACCTCACCCCGTCGCTGCTACGCATCCTCGCCCCCGGCCGCATCTTCGCCTGCCACGTCAAGGACCGCATCAAGTTCGGCAACCAGCACGGCACCGGCCTGCCGACCGTCGAACCGTTCCACGCCGAAGCCATCGACCACTACCGCCGACACGGGTTCGACTACCTCGGGATGGTCACCGTCGTCACCGACGTCGTGCGCGAGAACAACACCACCTACCGGCTCGGCTACAGCGAGATGTGCAAGGACGGGTCGAAGATGGGCGTCGGGATGCCCGAGTACATCCTGCTGTTCCACAAGCCGCAAACCGACCGCGAGCACGGCTACGCCGACACCCCGGTGCGCAAGAACAAGGCCGACTATTCGCTTGCCCGCTGGCAGATAGACGCCCACGCCTTCTGGCGCTCATCGGGGGACCGGCCCCTCACCCCTGACGAACTGCTCTCGCTCACCCCGAAGCAGATCGTGCACCTGTTCACCGAGCATTCGATCGCCACCACCTACGACTTCGAGGCGCACCTGGCGCTCGGCGACGCCCTGGCAGCCAAGGGGGCGTTGCCGTCGACGTTCATGATGCTCGCCCCTGGCTCGCATCACCCGGACGTGTGGCACGACGTGAACCGGATGGACACCGGCAACACCGCCCAGGCCGCAGCCGGCAAGGAGGCGCACATCTGCCCGCTCCAGCATGACATTGTGGACCGGCTGATCGGACGCTATTCGCAGCCCGGCGAACTGATCTTCGACCCGTTCGGCGGTCTCGCGACGACCGTCTACCGGGCGTTGAAAGCCGGCCGGCGGGGGAAGGCGTGCGAACTGAACCCGGTCTACTGGGCTGATGGTGTCCGGTATTGCCAGATCGCTGAGCGCAAGGCGTCGATGCCGACCTTGTTCGACGTGCACGACGACGACGTGGTGGCGGCGTGAACGTGGATGCGTTGATCGCTGCGCGGCGGGCCGAGCTGTTGGCGACCGAAACCGGGCGCAACCTGACCCCGGACATGCGGCACACGATCACCCCCGGCGAGCTTGCCCGCAGGCGTGATCCTGTAGCGGTGCGTCGCCACGGACAGTTCACCCGCCACACCCCGAAGGACGAAGCATGACCGACGGGGAGTACGCCCTCGCGTTGGGTGGGCTGATGCGCCGCTACGCGCATGGCGAGGTAAGCCGCCGCGAGATGGAGGCAGAACGCGACCAGTTGCGCCGCGCCCGCGGCGCCGCCCGCATCGGCCACCCCATCGACCTCACCGAGCAGCAGCGCATGACCTTTGACCGTGCCGACTGGTTGGAATGGCGACGTGGAGGTATCGGCGCATCCGACATCGCCGCCATCGCCGCCGTCGAAGGCGCCTACGGCTCCCCATGGTCTGTCTGGATCTCCAAAGTCGCCCCGACCGTTGACGACACGGACAGTACCGACATGGAGTTCGGCCGCTACGCCGAACCGATGGTCGCGAACTGGTTCGCCGACAAACACGCCCTCCGCGTCATCGGTGTACAGACCCGATGCACCCACCCCGAACATCAGTGGGCGCTCGCCACCGCCGACGGATTCGTCGCCGACATCGACGGCGTGCTCGGTGGACTCGAAATCAAAACCGCCCGCGAAACATGGCCCGACGGCCCACCCCTCGCATACCAAGCCCAGGCCCAATGGTCCATGTTCGTCACCGGACAACCCCGCTGGTGGATCGCCTGCTACCACCGCACCCTCACCGGCGACCCATTCACCGTCCACTGCATCGAACGCGACGACACCGACATCGCCTACCTCCACCAGGCCGCCACCACCTTCTGGCACGACCACGTCCTCACCGGCACCCCACCCGCCGTAGACGCCCACCCGGCCACCAGCGAAGCCCTCAACAACGCCTGGCCCAACCCCACCGACACCACCATCGAAGCCGACGACCAACTCGCCGCCACCGTCGCGCTCCTCGGCGCCCGCAAAGCCGAAGCCCGTAACCTCGACGCCAAGATCACCGAACTCGAGAACCGGGTGAAGGCCGCGATCGCCGACCACTCCACACTCACCTGCGGCCACGACGCCAAGAACCGGCCGCGCGTGATCGCCACCTGGAAACCGCAGGAACGCAACGGGTTCGACCATGCCGCCGCGCTCACTGACGATCCGACCCTCGCCCGCTACAAGACCATCACCGTCAGCCGCGTGCTGCGGCTGAAGCCCACCAAGGAGAACTGACATGGGGAACATCACCAAAGCCGCCGAAAACCGTCCCGCCGAACTCACCCCGCAACAAGCCATCAAACGCAGCCTCGACACCTACCGCCCCGTGTTCACCAAACTGCTCGCCGGCACCGGCGTTTCGGAGGCCACGTTCGCCGCCCAGATCGCCAACGCCTGCCGCACCACCCCGGCCCTGTTCCGCTGCAAGCCCGAAACCGTGCTCGGCGCCGCGCTCCGCTGCGCCCAGTTGGGGCTCGCCCCGAACGACGTGCGCAACCTCGCATGGATCATCCCATACGGCCAAGAGGCCCAGTTCCAGATCGGCTACGGCGGCATCATGGAACTCGCCCGCCGCGCCGTCCCCGGACTCCGGTTCGACGGCCGCCCCGTCTACCCGAACGACGAGTTCGACGTCGACTACGGAAAAGCGGAACCGCTCGTGCA